ACCCTACAACACCTACAACCCCTACAACACCTACAAAACCTCCCAACCCTCCCAACCCTCCCCCCCCTATTTTTTTAACCGGCCCCACACGCCGTTAAACCTCGCCCGAACCTTTTTCCACGCGCGAGTTGTTTTCCCCGTGGTGGGGGAATCCGTTCAAGTGGTTCAGTGTCCTGAAAATCCCGAAAAGTCCCTTAAACAAAGGACTTTCACACTACACGCCTTTACCGTAGCGAGAGAGAAAAACTACAGGAGAAATGCGTAATGGGTCCAGTCGAGTAGCAAAGCTACTCGTTTTCCCCCATTCCCTCCCCATGTATCAAAATACAATTAAGTGAATTATAACCTCTATCGCTATGCAAAAGAAAAAGAAAAGCCACAAGCCACAGACTCTTGCCGACAAAATCCGCAACCGCAAGAACTACCTTATAAAGGTGCTCGACGCACAAGGTCTCTATCAGAAGGAGATGGCAATGCAAGTGGAAATTGCCGCCCGTTTGTATGTCAAGATCCGTGAGTTGGAATCCACCATGTCGGAATACGGCTACAGTCCGATACTGCAATGGGAGTCGCGCGAGGGTGCCATCCGCAATGCCATCAATCCCGTAGAAGAACTTTATTCCGATTATCTCTCCCGCTATCAGCAAGCCCTGAAAGCTCTCGGAATGAACACCGACTCAAAGGAGCGCAAGGTGCCAAAGGATGACGGATTATCTAACTTCCTGAATAAATTCAACGAGTAATACCCACCCTACCCCACCTACCCCACCTACAAAACCTACCCCACCTACAAAACTTACAAAACAACAATGACAGAAACAGAAAAACAGCATTACCGCCAGCTCAAGGCAGATACCGCCGACTGGCTCCATCTTGCCGCCGCCTCCTTCGGCGCTGCATACCACGAAGTCCTCGCCGGCACCGACCCCCGTCTGGAGCAGTATGCCCGTGAAGTTGCCTACAACCCATCGCACCATAATCTCTATGAGCTCCTTGCACTGAAACGTTACCTGCAGTTCTCTGAGCGCTACGAATGGCGGGCAAAGAAGGTAAAGAACTTCTTTAAATTTTATGAATTGATACGTTTCAACGGTGCCACCGGCAGACAAAGGTATAAACTCACTCCCGTCCAGGCTTTCCAGTTTGCCAGCATCTTCGGATTTTACGACAAGGAGGGACGCCGACTCTGCCGAACGGCTTACATCTTCGTGCCGCGTAAATTCTCCAAGACCACCAGCGCTGCATCTCTCGCTGTCTATGATATGCTCTTCGGCGACAACAACGCACAGGCATACGTCGGTGCCAACAGCTATGAACAGGCAAAGGTCTGTTTCGACGAAATACGCCATATCATGCAGGATATTGACCCTACGGAACGCCATTTCCAGGTGAATCGAGAGAAAATCACGTTTAAAGACCGTATGCGCGACAGTATGGCACGCTGTCTGACGGCGAATGCCAAGACTCAGGACGGTCTCAACGCTTCGCTCGTCATAATGGATGAGTATGCACAGGCGCGCAACACGGCTGGAAAGAACGGTGCCGACCTGAAGAATGTCCTTACTTCCAGTATGGGTGCCCGCCGCGAACCGCTCACCGTGGTGATTACCACGGCTTCGGAGGTCCTCGACGGTCCGTTTTATCATGAGCTGGAAACGGTGAAAAAGATTTTGGAAGGGGATTTCAACAGCGACAGCATCTTTGCCTCGCTCTTCATGCCTGATGTTGACGATGCCGAAGATTCACCCGACACCTGGCACAAAGTGCAACCTCATTTGGGCATCACCGTGCAAAGCGACTACTATGAGAAGGAATGGCAAACGGCTCAACTGTCGGCCGAGAACATGATGACGTTCCGGACGAAGCTGCTCAACGTCTTCTGCGTGAATGAACAAAAGACATGGTTCACTCCTGAAAAGGCTAAGGAATTGATAACGGATTTTTCTGTCGATCACGTGCAGGGGCACCCGGCTTGCGCTGTTGCTTTCGACCTTTCTGTCCGCGACGATTTCTCTGCCGTGTCTTATACTCTCTATTCTTCTCGATCGAAGAAGTTTTACTGCCATTCTGATTATTACTTCCCAGATGGTTGTCTCTCTGGACATCCCAACGAGCAGCTCTATCGCCAATGGGCTGCCGAAGGCCATCTCCTGCTGTGCCATGGAAACCGCATCGACGTGAAGATGGTTGCAAACGACATTCTCCGGAGGTCTTCTTTCCTCAACATTCTCCGTATCGGGTACGACCAGTATAAGAGTCAGGAATTGGTTAACATCCTTGCATCTGTGGGCAACAGCGGAGCTCTCACCCCATTCAGCCAGACTTACGGCTCATTCAACCTCCCGGTGGAAGCGTTCGAGATGCTTGCCTATGCCGACCCGCCAGGTATTGAACTAAACCGCAACCCTATCAATGTGTTCTGTCTTCAAAACTGTGTACTCGACGAGGATCGTCTGGAGAACAAAAAACCGATGAAGCTTTCCCACTATCGCAAAATCGACGGTACCATCACTATGCTCATGACTATAGGGCTGCTCTATTCTTACCAGAGGTAGACCCCTACAACCCACCCTAACCCTCCCAAAGGAAACCCACCCTAGCCCTCCCAAAGGGAGGGAATGGAATTACTCCATAGCCCCCTCCCTACAAAACCTACCCCACCTACCCCACCTACAACACCTACCCCACCTACAACCCCCAATTATTAACAATAAAAACTTCAAGATTATGAAAATTTCAATTAACGACAGCAACAATTTCCACGTTTTCGTTCCTGGCCAAGACTTCTGGATGGCTCGCCACGAACTGCAACTCCTGAAAAAAGAGATAGAGAGAGTTCTCTCCCTCACGGAAGGAAAGTAAAAAAAAAGAGACCTTGCAGCTCCATCAGCCACAAGGTCTCTCTTATTTTATAAATTCAATACATTAAGTTCTCTATTCCGTAACCACTTTTTCCTCTTCTTCGAAATTCTGGTTTTCTGTTGCTTCCTCACCGTCAATATCGTCAAAGCCGGTGTACTTGTCTGCCTCCCTGAACTGAGCCTCATTGAACAAGTCTGCCGAGCGGAACTTCTTGCCGAGGAACAGGTTCATACCTACACTCTTGATGTTGTTTGCCGTCAGCTCCTTTGCTGTCGATGCTCCCTGGCAGTGGATGCCGATACGGAAAATACCGAGGTCGTCGATACGCACTGCCTTGCCGTCGAGCAGAAGTTCTCTCAAGCAGGTCTCCATCTCGATGATCACGCCGCGGATAGTCGCCTCGCTGAACACACAGTGGTGCTTTGCCATGTGGTTGATAAACTCGTCGAACTCTACAAGCTCGCATACCGGACGCGCATACCATTTCTGATAGCTGCTCTCGTTGGTAGCATTCGTGTTCTGATACTTCTTGTACTTAATCATAACTGTTTCCTTTCTTTTTTAAGGGTTGTTTGGCACTGTTGCCGCCGCAAAGGTAAACATCCGCATGCCGCCGTTCTGCGGTTACTTGCGTTTGTGGGCGTTTTCATTCCTTTCTGTCCCGTTCTTTCCTGTTATATCTGTAAAAAGAAAAGACTTCCGCCTTTTTTTTCGTACCTTTACAGCAGTGGAATCCCCCTCCCCTACAAAACCTACCCCACCTACAAAACCTACAACACCCACCAAACCTCCCCACCACCAAACCTCATGAAAAAGAATAACCCTCCCTTCACAATCAGAGAATACGGCAGACAGGAACTCGCCTGTCTTTACTGCCCCTCCCTTAAACCCGATTCCGCATGGAAGAAGCTGCGCCAGTGGATGGCTCTCTATCCCGGACTCGACGATCGTCTGCGCACTGCCGGATACAACGGCAACAAACGTTCTTTCACTCCGCTGCAGGTTTCCATAATAGTTGAAGCTATGGGTGAACCATAACCGAAAAAAGTTTGTCAGTTCATCTTCACTCCTTCAATATGCGTATATTAGATCGCATAGTGTACACATTAAATACATTAAAATACATTATATCGGGATTGTAGGCGAATAATTCCGCTTATACTCTCTCTTACTCCTCTGCTTACTGCGATTTTTTTCCGTAACTTTACATCAAAATAACTCGCTGACTAATCCAGCATAACTCAAAAACTCAACAATACCTATATGAGTAAATGGTGGAATAACATAAAGAATTTTCTCTCTCGCGACAGTCAAGATGTCGCTGCCTCTACCGCGCGCACCATTCCTCCGCGCAGCGGTAGAGGTGTTTTTATATGGGGCGAAACTGGAGACTCGCTTGCCGTTGCTACGGTGTTCCGCTGTGTTCGCATCCTCTCCGACTCCGTGGCAAGTCTACAGCTCCAGTATATGAAGCGTAGTGGCGACCGCTATATCGAAGACGAAACAAGTCCGCTCCATTATCTGCTTCACGTCCAGCCACAGCCGGAACGTTCCATCTTTGACTTCTGGGCTATGGCTGTCCGTCAGATTCTCGTCGAGGGGAATGCCTATATATATCCAAGACGTATAGGAGGGGAGATTACCGATCTCGTCCTCTGCTCTAACAATACTGTGTCTCATGACGTGGTTAACGCTACATATACTGTTTACGACCCGTATACCGGTGTCTATGGCACTTTTCCGGAAAAGGATATGATACATCTGTATATATATTCCTCCGACGGCATGCACGGCGAGAGTGTCCTCTCTTATGCCCGTCGCACGGTGGATATTGCCAGTGCCGGAGATATGGAGACACAAAACCGTTTTTCTAACGGTGGCACAGTGCGAGGCCTTGTCAGCAACGACAAGGGCGTAAAGGGCTTCGGAGAGTATCAGGATGAACAGCTGGAGACGGCAGCCACGGATATTGACGACTGTTTCCAAAGTGGCAAACGTATCGTGAGTCTTCCGGGAGAGGTGAATTTTAGCCAGCTTTCTCTCTCCAGCACCGATATGCAGTTCTTGGAGAGCCGAAAATTCACGGTTCGCGAGATTTGCCGTTTTTTCGGTGTCAACCCGTCGTATGTCTTTGATGACACAAGCAACAACTACAAGTCGGCTGAAATGGCGGGAGCAGCTTATCTTCAGATGACGCTCGACCCTATCCTCAAGCGTATCGAGGCTGAGTTTACCCGCAAGCTCATCCCCCGGGAGTTGTGTTGTCGGCAGATTTTCCGCTTCGACCGCAAGGGCGTGTTCTCTCTTGATCTGGAATCTCGTGCCGCTTATCAGAAGGCGACTATCGAGTGCGGTATCTACACCGTCAACGAATGGCGCCAGGCTGAGAATCAACCACAGGTGGAAGGCGGCGACAAGGTGTTTGTTTCGGCAAACCTGAAAGGGATAATGGATAACCCAGCACCCACCCTAACCCTCCCCAAGGGAGGGAATGAGATTACTCCATAGCCCTCCCCCCTACAACCCCTACAACCCCCTACAAAACCTACCCCACCTACAACACCTAAAAAACAACAATATGCAAAAAAGAACTATTTCAATCGTTTCCGGTCTCCATCTCCGCGAGGCTCCTGAGGGCGAAGAAAGTCGTACTATCGAGGGTTATGCCCTGAAGTTCGGTGTTCGCTCCAAGTTGATCTGCGACTGGTGGAAAGACTACTATGAAGTGCTGGAGCCCGGTTGCCTTACCGCCGACACTCTCGCCCGACAGGACATCAAGCTCACCATGTTCCACGACCGCCAGATTATCCTCGCCCGCAGTAACCAGGGCAAAGGTACCCTCTCGTACGAGATTGACTCTACCGGCGTGAAGTTTTGGGCTGAAATGCCTCATACTACCGATGGCGACAAGGCTCTCGAACTTGTAAAGCGCGGCGACATCGACGGCTGCTCTTTTATGTACTCTACTGACGAGAGCGACAGCGAAAACGCTGTCAGCTATGAGAAAATCAAGGAGGGCGATACTGATATACTCCTTCGCCACGTCAAGCGCATCGACAACGTATACGATTTCACCCTCACTCCGGATCCTGCCTATGAGCAGACGGAGGTAACACGTCGCGAAGTCGAGAGCCACGGTATCAGCTTTGCCAAACCGGAGAAAAAACCAGACCTGGAGAAAAAGGCTGCAATACTGCGCGAAGCAAGAAAGAGAATCAGGAATTAGGAAAGAGGAATCAGGAATTAGGAAAGAGGAATCAGGAATTATATCCTTCCTCACCCCTACAAAACCTACAAAACCTACAAAACCTACACCACCTACAAAACCTACCCCACCCTACAAAACTTTAAAAATTATGAAAAAACCAGTTTTTAATTTCCGTTCTGCCTATGAGCGTATCGACGCTATAAAGGCACGCCTTACCGAGATGGCGGAGAATCTCGAAAGTGATCAGAAGCGCGAGGATTTTACCGATGCCGAAAAGGGAGAGCAGAAACAGCTCTACCGCGAACTCGACATCCTCGAAATGAAAATCAAGGCAAACACCCCTACCATTGCGGTTATGCGCCACGAGGATATCGCCGACGCTACACGCAAGATGCGCGAGTGTATCGCCGAGGGAAAACGCTTCGAACTGAAAATCAGCCGCGCCGTCGCTTCGGACTTCGGAGGAAACTCTTCCGGCTATGCCGACCCGGCTACAAGCACTAACCCGGCTCCCGTTACTATGGGCGACATTGTTGAACCGCTCTACAGCCGTACTATCCTCTCTGCTATCGGCTCTCCATTGCTCACCGGACTGAAGGGCAACTACACGTGGCCTGTTGTCGAGACCTTCGAGGCTACTGTCAACGACGAGGGCGTTGCCCTTGGCGACACGAAGATTCCTATGAACAAGCTTATCGCCAAACCGGAGCGTATCGGCGTGGCTGTTCCTATCACCCGTGAGGCTCTCAACGAGACCGACGATCTGCTGATGACGGTCTGCACCCAGTACATCCCTGTGGCTGCTGCCGCTTTGATGAACAAAATCATGTTCTCCAAGACCAAGGTTTCCAATGCAACCAACCTTGTAGGACCGTTCGTCAACCTGAAGGCTGCGCAGAAAGCTGAGTACACCGGAGACGCTCCTACTATGACTGACCTCCTGAAGCTGAAGGGCACTGTCCTCGCCAGCAACGTTATGCCGGAGGGTCTCTGCTATGTTATGACCGAGACAACCAAGGCTCTGCTCGAGGGTACTCCAAAGTGGAACGGCGCCAACCAGGCCATCGTCGACGAGAACGGCAAGATCAGCGGCGTACCGGTGTTCTGCTCTTCCTATGTCGCTGAGGGCGACGTTCTCTTCGGAGCGTTCAAGTATGCCCCACAGGGATTGTTCGGAGAGATGTCTGTTATCATCGATCCTTACACTCTCGCCCGCAAGAACAGCATCGACTTTGTTCTCAACCTCGACTACGCCATCACTGTTCTCCGTGATCAGGCGTTCGCAATGTTGAGCAAGAAGATCGGAGGATAAGAAAAAATAATCCCTATAGCCCCTCCCCAACCATCCCAAGGGGAGGGGGACGGGGATTAGTCCACAGTTCTCGCCCCTACTCCCCCTACAGAACCTACCCCCACTTACAGAACCTACCCCACTTACAACACCTACCAATATGAGCACAATATCCCTCGATACTTTCAAGAAGCACATTCGTGCCGACGACATCTGTGCCGACGACGAGAAGCTCCAGCTCCGTCTCGATGTCGCAGAAGCCTACGTGGTAAACTCCACTAACCGTTCTATCGATGAACTTTTGAAAATGGGCGACGGAGCCCTGCCTCTACCGATAGTCCAGGCGGTGCTCATGGCTGCCGCCTCTTTCGATGAGAACACTCAGGCAGTATCTTCCCAGCAGCTCCACGAGAACCCGATGTTTCCGGCTCTGCTCAAGCAGTACAGGAAGTTGGCAAGGAGTTAAAAGTCCCCTACAATCCCTACAAAACCTACCCCACCTACAAAACCTACCCCACCTACAAAACAAAAAACAAGAAACAATGGAATCAGGATGGATGCGTGATTATCTCGACATTATGGAGCCTGTAAGAACTACAAACTCCTTTGGTGAAGAAAAAGTGGAATACTCCCCAGCAAGGAGAATCCACGCTTATATGCTTGCTCAACGCGGCAATCGTTCGGAGGAAGTTCAGGAACACTTCCCCAACTATACCGCCCAGTTCGTCATTCGTTCTGAGCACCGTATCGCCGACAACTGGCGTGTACGTCATTATGGAGGTTATCTCTATACGGTAACGAATATCGTACCCTACGGACACGACCGCGCCTATAAAACCTTACAGTGTGAAAGGGTAAACGAATAGAATTAGGAATTAGGAATTAGGAATTAGGAAAGAGGAATTAGGAAAGAGGAATTAGGAATTATTACTCCATAGCTTCCCCTACAAAACCTACAAAACCTACAACACCTACCCCACCTACAACCCCTCCCCCACCTACAAAACCTACAAAACAAAAAGATCATGGACACTCCCCTTACCAACCTCCTTCGCGAGATGACTCCCCGTCAGATCCGCAACTCCCTCAAGCGTGCCTATCGCGCCGAGGCGAAGAAGGTGAAAGCTATTGCCGAGAGAAAGCTCGACAGCAGTGGCCTTCATGTTATGGGTAGCAAAAGCGACCTCCATAAAGGTATACGCACCCGCATCTATTCCCGTGGCGGTGGCTTTATGCTCACCGTAAAGCCCGGCAAGGGTAATGTAAAGAGCATGCACAAGAACCGGCGTGGGTTTCTGAAACCTGTTCTCTTGTGGGCTGAGGAAGGAACCGTGGGACGTTTCACCCGCAACGGTATGCGTCGCGGACACATCACCGGCTCCATGCCCTCCTACGGTTTCATGGCTGCCGCCGAAGACGAAATGCTCCAGACTGCCGAAAACGACCTCTTTTCTGAGGTTGAGGTTGCCGTCGAAAAAGTAGCAAGAAAAGCAGGAATAATTTAAGGAATTAGGAATTAGGAATTAGGAATTATCCCCTACCCCACCTACAAAACCTACCCCACCTACAAAACCTACTCCACCTACAACACCTACCCCACCTAAAAGAAAACAACATGCAAAAAACATCAATTTCCATCGGCGAGGCCATCAACGACCTCCTATCTTCCGACAAGACACTTGTCTCTGCCGTAACAAAGATCTTCCCAATCATAACCGACAAAGCTGATCTCCCTTATGTAGCATATCGCCGTGTTAAAACGGAACAGATAAGCGTAAAGGGCTACCGAACGGGCAGTGAGATGGTAACGGTTCAGGTGAACAGCTATGCCGCATCTTACGAAAAAAGTATCACTATCGCTGAAATGGTTCGCCAGATTCTCGACGGTGTACAATACGACAAGAACGGTATCTTTATTCGCAGTTCCGTCTTGTCAAGTTCTGAGGAAACATGGGAAAACGATGCCTTCGTCCAGAAACTCATCTTTGAATTTAAAGTTTAAGGAATTAGAAATTAGGATTTTGGAATAAGGAATTAGGATTTATTACCCTTACCTTCCCCTACTCCACCTACAAAACCTACCCCACCTACCCCACCTACAAACCTTTAATAAAACCATCAACCCTAAAAAATAACCATTATGAGCAACAACAATTATGTAAACGGCAGCGACCTACTGCTTAAAATAGGCGAAAAATGTGTCGGTCATTGCACCACCCACACCCTAACCTTCGGCAGCGAGACAAAGGAGCATGCCGTGAAACCGATTGCCTCTAAGAAGAAGAGCGCCGGACTGTGGAAGGGACAGAGTGTTACTTCCCTCTCTATCGAGATTAAGGCTGAGGGTCTTATCTTCACCGGCGAGACCGAAAACGGTTTCTCTCAGATTTCCCCACTGTGGGGAGCTGGCGACAGTATTGCCGTTGAGGCTTTCGAGCGTGAAGGCGACTCCACCCCTTATGTTAAGGGAAATTTCGTTATCGACTCCCTGGAACAGTCGGCTCCGGCTCAGGACGATGCCACTTACAGCATCTCACTGAAGAACGACGGCGAACCGGAAATTTATCCGGGAAAGCCAACCGCTGAGGAATAACTTTTATTAATTTCCACCGAGTTCTCCGAGTTCTCCGAAAGCTCTCAGTTCTCCCAGTTCTCCCAAAACTCCCAGTTCTCCGAAAAAACTCCGGAAAACTCCCAGTTCTCCCAGAACTCCCAGAACTCCCATTTAAAAAGAAAAGAATCATGTCAAAATCAATCACTATCAACATCAACAACAAAGAATACCCCTGCCGTCAGACCCTCGGAGCCATGCTTCGCTTTAAGCGCGAGACCGGCAAGGAGGTTACCGAAATGGATGCCGGAAGCATCACCGACACTCTCACCTTTCTCTACTGTTGTATAAAATCTGAGTGCAAGAACGAGAATATCGAGTTCAATATGTCGCTCGACGACTTCGCCGACGCTCTCTCTCCTGAGGATCTTGAAGAGTGGAATAAGGCTAACGCACCTGAAGATGACGCTGATGACACGGAAGGCGACGGCGAAAAAAAAAGCTGACGGTATGCCAGCTTATGGGATATGCTGTTGGAGTTGTCGGGATGAGGCTCGACGATTTCTGTCGCCTCTCGCCGGAGGAGTTTTCGTCAGTGTCCGAAGCCTTTTCCCATAATCAGGAACAACACGTTGAGGACTCCTGGGAGCGCATGCGTCTGCTTGCCGCTATCACCATTCAGCCCCACTGCAAAAACCGCATCCGTAAGGAACAGCTCGTCCCCCTGCCGTGGGATAAGAAGAATAAAGATAACCAGTTCTCTCAGCTCTCTCAGTCCTCCCAGCTCTCTCATCTCTCCTACCACGGCGACAACCTCACTATAGAGCAGCGTCTGGCAAGGGCTAAGAAGAGAGTGGAGATGGAAAAAGAAAGGGAAATTTAGGAATTGCCCCTACCCCCTACTACACCTACCCCACCTACAAAACTTACAAAACCTACAAAACAATATGAAAGTACTCGACCTTTTCGGCAACGAGACCGAAGTAAGAGAAAAGACTAAAAGTCGCAAGTCCCTTTTCGACGACTACGACGGCTTTACGGACAAGTTCAAGGCAAAACTCACCACCGACGACTGCTATACACCGCCTGAGGTCTACGCAGTCGTGCTCGAATGGGTACGCAGCCGCACGGATCTCACGGGAAAGAACATCGTTCGTCCTTTCTACCCCGGTGGCGACTACGAGAATGAGGAATACCTTCCAGAAGACGTGGTAATCGACAATCCGCCGTTTTCCATTCTTGCAAGGATTCTTCGTTTCTACAAGTCAAGGGACATAGGTTTTTTCCTCTTTGCACCGTATCTGACTCTCTTTTCGTCTAAGGACACGGACTTGACCTATATCAGCGCGTCTGCCAACATTGTCTACGCCAATGGGGCAAAGGTAAGCACGGGCTTCATAACGAACCTCTTCGGCGATATCGTGGCAATGAGTGCACCGGATCTGAAAGACAAGATTGAGGAAATACAGAAAAAGACGAGGAAGGAAGCCACGGTGTATCCTCCAAAATACAAATACCCCCCAGAAATTGTCATGTCCACGACCTTAGGGTATTTCTCCGCCCATGGCATAAACTTCGAGCTGAGGCGCGGTGAGTGTCAGTTCATTTCGGCTCTCGAAAGCCAGAGAAAAGTAAAGAAGGGTATTTTCGGCAGTGGCTTGCTTGTCTCGAAAGAAAGGGCTCACGCAGCAGAAGAGGCAAAGCGCAAGGCAGAAGAGGCAAGGGTTACAGTATGGGAATTATCGGAAGCGGAACACATGGCGATAGAAAGGTTGGTGAACAGAAACAGAGCCTTGTGACGCTTATTCCTGCCATGAACAATCTTTACAGCGCACCATAATACCAGGGACAGGAATCATTGTCATCTGACGATGCAATTTTCAACATCTGGTATCTGCCGCAAACAAAGCAGGATATGCAAGAAATGACAATAAAGGCAAAGATGCTGTTTACGCTAAAATTGCTCATAGAATAAAATAAGTCTATGAGCCATAAACAAGTGAAGAATCTATTGGCAGGTTTAATTTCCTCAAAAGCCTTTTTCTTCTCCTCTTTTGTCATGTCATCTATCGGTTTCATAAGCTGTATTATTTAATGCACTGCAAATATACTAAAATAAAGCTTTAATAAACAAATAAATCATAACAAAAATGTCGAAAGATGTAAAGTTTAACATAAAAATCAATATTGACGGTAAGGAAGGAATAGGAATCGTTACTACGGATGTAAAAAAACTTCGTCAGTCTTTCGACGAGGCAAAGAGTTCGTCTGGGCAACTTCGCGACAAACTTATTACATTCAACCAAGTTATCGGAATTGTTCAGAACATGTCCTCTGCCGTCAACAATCTCCGCGATGTCATGGCTGGTCTTGCCTCCAGCTATAACGCCGTACAGCAGTCTAACACCCTTCTGACCACGGTTATGCGCCAGCGCATGGATGCCACCGACCAGGATATTAAGAAGGTGAACGAGGTTATCAGTGCTCAGTCGCAGCTCGGTGTTGTCAGCGGGACAGTGCAACGCATGGGAGCACAGCAGATTGCAACTTTTCTGAACGAGAAGACTACGCTCAACACTCTTATCCCGGCTATGAACAACCTCATAGCCCAACAGAAAGGAGTGAACAACACTCAGGAGGATGCCCGGAATATCGGAAACTTGTTGGGAAAGGCGATGCAGGGCCAGACTTCCGCCCTGCGGCGTGTCGGCATAACCTTTACCGAATCTCAGGAAAAGGTAATGAAATTCGGTACGGAACAGCAACGTGCAGCCATGCTTGCTGAAATAATCACCGACAACGTGGGCAACATGAATGCCCAGTTGGGGAAGACAGATGCAGGACAATTGAAGCATGTCGAGATGCGTTTTGCTGCAATTAAACTGCAAGTAGGCGAGCTCGCGCAAAAGTATCTGCCGCAAATCACACTCACAGCTCAGGCTCTTTCTATTGTTACGTCGCTTATCACGGTAAGCAACAGTATGAGGGGAGTGATTGCCGTCATTACACAATTGAATATTGCTCAAAAGTTGACTACAGCCAGTACATGGCTATGGAGCACTTCGGGCATTGCTGCCGACAGTATTCTGAAATCTCTCGGAGTGAGCACTTCAATGGCAACGGCTGGTGTGTATTCACTGAGAACTGCCGTGCAGAGTCTTATATGCGCGTCGGTTATCGGTACTGTCCTTGTCGGTCTGAATATGATCATTACCGAAATGATTTCCTCTACCGATTCCGCCGCCTCCAGTACCAAACAACTCTCTGAAGCTGAGCAGCAGGCTGCCGCCGCCCACAAACAACAGCAACAGCAGATTGCCGGCGTAGTGGCTGCCCTGAACACCGACATCGCCACGCTCCGCAACTTCAAGGGTTCGAAAAAGGAGGAGAAGAAGGTTGTAGACGACATGAACCAGAAATACGGCGAGAGTATGGGCTATTACAGTTCCGTCTCCCAGTGGTACACGGCTCTTGTCGGCAACTCCAAGGCTTACTGCAACCAGATGATAAACGAGATTAAAATACGTGATCTCGCCAACAAGGCGGCTACTGCCGAACAGGAAGCAAACGACATTGTACGCGACAAAAACGGAAAGGCAAGGAAATTCAGCAAGGAGAAGCCGTTAGAATGGCATTATGATCAATATGGGCGAAAGACATACGCAACCGCTGCCGGAAAATCCGACATTGAAAAAGCTCAGGAACGATACAACTCCAAAATGTCTGAGGCTAAAAATTACCGTTCTCAGATGGAGTCTCTCGTCAAGCAAAACTCCAATACCACCTACAACAAATACAGCGGTTACTCCCCTACAACACCTACCACCCCTACAACACCTACCACCCCTACAACCCCTACAACCCCTACCAAATCTACCCCCTCTACCCAATCCTCCCCCAAAGAGGACACCACCCTCCAGGGTCAAATCAACGCCCTCCAACAGGAAATCAACCATACCAAGGACGCGGGGCTCAAGGAGGTTCTCCAGTCTCTCCTCGACATGCTCGCCCGTGAGCGCACAAAGATACAACAGACTGCTGCAAGTGCCGCCGCCAATGCCGGCACACAAGGTAAAGCAACCTCCATACAGCAGTCTGTCGTGTCTTCATCTCTCGACATGGGGAAAATCAAGGGTGTCGACACTTCCAATATCAAGGTGAACGTAAAGGTCAATGGCACCGACGAACTGGAACGCATGCAGCAGGCTATCGCCTCGCTCTCCAATATCGACCTCCAGAGTTTCAGCGGCGTGCAGCAGGCTCTGCAAAGTATTGCCAGCATCTCCCAACCTACCGCCCAGGGCTTTGCCGCTGCCGGAGCGGCTTGCTCGGCTTTGGGCGGTGCCCTGCAACAGCTCGGCGAGGATTCCGCCGCAGCCAAGGCGGGTATGGTTATCGCCGCTATCGGACAGCTCGTTCTCTCGTTTTCACAGGCTATGGTGTCGGCGGCTCAAGCTGGATGGATAGCATGGCTCGCCTTCGGTATTGCCGGCACGGCACAGCTTATCAGTCTTATTGCTACAATCAGCGGATTCACCACCGGCGGTGTGGTTGCCGGCTCTCAGGAGCGGGGCGACAAGTTGATGGTGGGTGTGAACAGCGGTGAGATGATTCTCAACAAGGCGCAGCAGCGCCGCCTCTTCGACATCGCCAACGGCAACGTCTCCACCCCACGTGTGGACACGTCGCCCGGACGTCTCGACTACTCCGCCATCTCTTCCGTGGCGATGATGGCTGCCGCCTCGGCTCAGCCGCAGGTGGTGGAGTTCCGTATCAAGGGTAACAGTCTGTATGGAGTGATGCAAAACCACAGAAGAATATCGGGGAAAAGTTATAGGATATGACAACCCACCCTAACCCTCCCCAAGGGAGGGAATGAGGTTACTCCATAGCCCCCCCTACAACACCTACAACACCTACAAAACCTACCCCACCTACCCCACTTACAAAACCTACAAAAATATGATTTACCAAGCCTCTTTCATCAACCGCAAGGGCGACACCATTTCTCTCGCCATCTCGATACCTTCCCTCCCTGAAGGCACCGCCCGTCTCGACGACGGCTCTGCCGGAGTGTATCTTGCCGCCGACGACGCCATTACGATAGAGGGTAGTGCAAGCGACACGTTCGCCCATATACTTTCTTCTACTGCCGCCGTCAATATAGTAACCGTTGACGCTCTGACGGATTTCTTCCGATCCTCGGTGTTCGACGCTCCCGTCTCCATATCGTGCAACGACACGTGTGTCTTTGCCGGCTATCTCTCGCCGCAGAGCTACGACCAGGACTATATCGACCCTCTCGACGACTTCCAGCTTAACTGTGTCGATGCTCTCTCTGCCTTGCAGTATGCCAAATACAGGAATGTCGGTGCCGGGGGCGTGGACTTCGCAAAGGTGAAGCTTAATGCCGAGCAGATGTCTTTCCTCGACATTATTAGGGAACTGCTCCAGACTGTCAGCGGTGCCGTCGGATCTTCGCCGCGTCTCTTCTACGACGGTAGCAAGGCTATCGACGCTACGGAGGCTAACAGATACTCCATTTTCTCGCAGGTCTCCGTGAACGAGCTGCTCTTTTTGGGTGATGAGGAGGATGACGTCTGGACTCAGGATAAGGTGCTGGAGGAGATTATGCGCTATCTCGACTTGCATATCACGCAGAGGGGAAAGGACTTTTATGTCTTCGACTGGCAGACGGTGCGCTCAGCTCAGTCGGTGGAATGGCACGACGTTCTCGGCTCTGACATCATTACGGAGAATCTCTCCACTGAAACTCTTGCAACGGAAAACGTGGAGGATACTTCCACTCAAATCAGCATCGGCGAGTGCTACAACAAGCTTATTCTTACCTGTGATCTTCAGGAGATGGAGAATATCATAGAGTCGCCGCTCGACAGCGATTCTCTTTCCGACGGATTCCCGGGAGGACGGCAGCACTATATGACGGAATACAGTGCCGAAGGCGAGGGTACAAGTGCATTCTTCGATTTCAAGAAGATGGTGAAGGAGGGAGCGAGCGACTGGAGCGGTTCTACGATTACCGAATGGTTCATTAAGGTGATGAAGGCTACCAACTGGAAGTTCTATTCCATGCGCTCCGACATTTACTCCCGTTTTCTTACCCGCCACAACCAGCAGTTCTTGCCAAACTATCTTTCCGACAATATCGGAGCGGCGGTGCTTTCTCTCGGCAAGATTGAGAAGACGAATGCTAAGCAGGACGATTCTCTCGTGAACAGTATCAGTATGGAGGAACAGCTTGTTATCTCTACCGGCTCTTTCTGTCGCGAATCGCAACTTTCCGACGAGGAGTTTCTTGACGCTATGGGAACGATGATAAAGAACAACGCCCCGTTGGCTGAATACACGGGAAATATTGCCGGTGGTGTGTTCTCGCCTTCTGATGATGCGGTTACTAATTATATCTGCATCGACGGGAAGATGATTCTTAACCCCCACATGCCGATGACGGCAAAGTACAGTCTGCTTTACGATCACGACTGGAGAATTCCGGGCGCCCCTGGCGGCAGCGGTCTTACTCCTGACAGTGAGGGAAAGATTGACCCGTGGCACAAGACGGTATATAGCAGCAAGAACGGCGACGGAAAAAGATACTACACCCGTAAGTTTTTCCGTGCCGACACTCCACGCTCTGATGAGGCTTACGACCCGAAGGCGGTATATAGCGATTCCCTGCAGGGCGAAGTCGAGAGCTACGGCTTTTGCCCGTTCACCGAAAAGGGGGAAAAGTCTCTGAAGTTCAACTACAGTGCCGTGGGCGACAGCTCCGACAAGATTTCCAAGGTGGGTGTGCTCTGCTGTATGCTCATTATCGGTAACAAGTGTGTGGTGGAGAAGACTCCTGATAATGATCTCGGCACTGGCGTTCCTTACACGGGAAAGGGCTATCCGGAGGATTTCGTGTGGATGCCATACAAGGAGCTTGCCGACTGCAAGGATGAGGATGAATACTACCGGCAGTCGTTTTCCATAGGCTTTAACCCTAAGGTCGGGGATTGCCTCGTGGGCGTGAAATACGACATGCAGCTTAACCACTCTTACCTGCTCGGCATCGACGACGACGGCATCGCTATTCCTATCAAAAAGGGTGATAAGGTGAGCGGACAGGTTCGCTTTTCTATCCTCGGACCTTATAATATGGTATGGAATGATGTTGTCCGTCGCCATCCTACTATGTTCCGCCATACGAAATGGACGGAAAACTCGGTGGCTGTGCTCCGCAAGGTGGCGAGCATCGTCATTACCGACCTCTCCATTACGGTATGCTCCGACAGCGGTCTTACTTATACCGACGGCAATAAGGATCTCGTGTATATGAGTGATACGGATGAGGCTTTTGTCAACAAGAAGGACGACATCGACTTCAAGATCACTTCGGCACTTACTTCGGCTGAGGCTGCCGCCTTAGGTGTCAAGAACGCCATGAGCATTTCTACTCCGCTCGATATTGCCGGCGGCTCCGGTCTTCTCTCTATATACGACCACTACCGCAACGATCGCGCCAAGCCTGAACAGCTTTACGTGGATTCCTATTACACGGAGTATCACCTGCCGCGCGTCATTCTCAAGCAGAACGTGTGCGACCCCGGCTGCAAGGTTTCTCCCTTCTCCCGTTTCCGTCATGAGGCTCTCGGCAAGGATTTCTATCCTTATGTCCTCAGCAGAAATCTGATGGACGGCAGTACAGAACTTGAAATGAAGGAATGCTTTTAGGAATTAGGAATTAGGAAAGAGGAATTAGGAAAGAGGAATTAGGAAAGAGGAATTAGGAATTAGGAATTAGGAATTAGGAATTAGGAATTATTACTCCATAGCTTCCCCTACAAAACCTACAAAACCTACAAAACCTACAACACCTCCCAAACCTACAAAACCTACAAAACCTACAAAACCTACAAAACCTACAACACCTCCCCCACCTACAAAACCTACAAAACAATGATTAAAATTAAACTCTTCTCAAAACCAAAGGAAACCGCCTCTACCTCCAGAGGTTCCGTGATTACCTCTTCCGGAGTTGTCAACGTCTCCGGCACTGAGGCTAACCACGCCGCCACTGCCGACCGCGCCACCAAGGCGGACTATGCCGACAAGGCGGGCAGTGCCGCCACTGCCGACTATGCTTCAAATGCGGCTTATGCGGCTCATGCCGGTCTGGCTGACACTGCCATGCAGCTCGACCAGAACTCTCCCGTTTTTGACACTTTCCTCAGAAAGGATAAAAACGACACGTCTGACGTTGATTATATTTTCGGCGGCAACGTCTCTTTTAAGAAAATAGTTTCCATGTTGAAGGGACTTGCCATCGGGAAAAACTGTTCTGTTGATGAGGCTGGCGATGCCGTTCTGCGCGACATTTCTGCCCGTGAACTCTCTTCCTCCGACTACGACTATGCCGCTCAGTCGGGCTACGGCATGAAGCGGCGCGAGGACGGAAAGTTCAAGCTCTCGCTGACTGACCTTGAAGTGTGGGGAAAGGCGGTGTTCCATGAGCTGGAGATTAGAAAGCTCTCCTACGTGGGCGGCAACTTCATCTTCTCGCCTGCCGGCAGTACGCTGATGCACGTCGAGGAGGTGAAAAATGAAACGGCTCAGGGAGTGTCTTCGATAATCACTGGCTACAAGTGCTATTTCCTTGCCGACAACGGCACTACGGCAACGGAGAACATGTGGAAGGTGGGCGACCTCGCCTACTCGCAGTCGTTCGGCATCAAGGAGGGTGTGTATGAGAACGTGGGCAACAGAAGGTACTGGCGCAAGGTTACTGCCGTGTCTTCGGAGAGCGAGCAGATTACGGACGCCGACGGCAACGTACTCTACGACGGTCAGAAGTTCGGGTGGATTACTCTCTCCAATCTCATTCCCGGTGCAGGATATGAAGACGGCAGCGATGCTCCTCGGGCTGGCGATGCCGTGTGCTGTCTGGGCAATGTTTCTGATGAGGAACGTCAGAACGCTATCGAGATTCAGACCGTGGGCGACCTTGCTCCTGCCATCATCCAGTATGGAGGTATCAAGACATTCTCGCTGACTAATTGCGTCAAGACACAGATTAGTCCTAAGGGGAATAAGTTCATAGGCGATTTTTCCACAACGACAGGTACTGACATCGGCGGTGCCATTACCGACATCAACAGCAACTTGTCTGACACAAACGGCAGAATAACCAATCTCAACGACTATACTACCAATGCAGTCAAGAAGATTGAGGGAGAGATTACGGATGTAAAGAAGACCGCCGAAGATGCGGAAAGCGATGCGCAGGATGCCCTCGAGGGTGTTACGCAGGTAAAAGGCAGTGTTACAACACTACAGACTGACGTGAATGGCATCAAGGGAACGGTAGCCGGCCTGTCTACCAAGGTGGACAAAAACGGCGAACAAATAGGAGCTTTGGAAACAAGCGTGAGCGAGATCAAGCAGACCGCCGACAGCATCTCCCTGAAGGTAGACCAACAGTCAGTCCGTGGGCGCAACCTTATCCCTCGTTCATATTTCTTCAACACTTCACGCGTCTACGGAATAGGATCGAGAAAGTTCACGCTCGAAGCAGGGAAGTACTACTCTCTTTCCGTCAACGGACATATCGACGCTGCACTGAAGAACGGCGGCGGCGTACTGCGTGTCTTCATCTTCAACTTTAGATGGAAGTTCGCCGTGAATCTCGACATCGACAGCACTACGGACATTACGGCAACGTTGACGTTCAAACTGGAGGGCAACGGCAGCTTTACGCCACCCTCCACCGGCGAGTATTACTTTCAGGCTTATCCATTCCACCCTACGGGTAAATTCAAGGACACGAAGCCGCAGGAGGACGGACTGATTACCCTCAATTGGGCGCAGCTCGAAGAGGGCAGCGTCTGCTCCCCGTGGTCGCTGCACGAGAGCGACCCTGCCATCAGCGGCAACTTCCTGCCTACCTTGTCTGACGACAAATGGTCGAGGGTAGGCGATATTCAGGAGGGTGCGCTCGACACTGGCTTCCGCAAGCTGCAAGCCCTGCACTACAAGAACACTTCTTCATCCGAGGTTGACGTACTCTATATGAACAACATCTTTGCTCCCGACAGCGGCGAGGTATATACTTTGTCGTTCTGGGTAAAGGGTAGCGGAACTTTCAAGAGCTTTCTCTATCCTGAAGCATGCGAGCGTGTGGCGGACAACTTCGGACAGGTGGGAACAGGCGAGGACGGCTATCTTCCCCATACCCTCACCTCCGACTGGCAACGCATCCGCATAGCCTATTGCACCAAGCAGCTCTTCGGCAACTACTTCTATAATGCCGGTTTCAATGCTGCATCGGGCTACACTTCAAACTGGGACGTTACAGGGAGTACTCGACATATCGCTTCTGCTGCTGACGGATGGGGCGGACAATATATCTCCAAGTCTTCGGGCGCAAGCTACTGCGAGATTTCACAAGCCGTGGGAGCGTCCCTGTGGGCTTCGTGGTGGACTGTTACCTTCAAGTCGAAAAGCCCTTCTGTCATGCGCATCTATCTTTCGGGAATATCCCTCGACACGATAGACAACAGCGGAATGACGGTCTGTGTGGACGGAGTGGACCAGTCGGTGAAGAACGACGGCAGCGTGAACTACGTCGAGATTTCCGCAAACACTTCCGCATACACGGAGCACTCCGTTACCTTCAAGGCAAGTTCCGCCCTCTCCTCCGCACGCATCTACTTCCGCACCTACGGCAGTTACTTCTTCATCACAAAGCCGATGCTCACCCCCTCATCGCAAAAGAGCGGTTTCTCCACCCGTGAACAGGGCACAGTGCGCAGCATCCTCCCCTGTCGCCTTGCCGCTGGCAGTGAGGTATGGATAGGCGGTGTGAAGCTGGAACAGGGCGGACGCATGACCGACTACACGGAGGACGGCGTATCGGTTGATGAACTGCTTGCAACTGGGATTGACATTACAAGCGGAAAAGTACAGATAACGGCAAACAAATTTCAGGTAAGGAACAACAAAGGCGAAGATACGTTCAGCGTAGACGAGAGCGGACGTGTGTACATGAAGAACGTCAACTTCGGAGGAATGATTAACAAGCAGGCGGTGGATGTTACAACCGCCAATCTCGCGGCACTCTTTAACCTGACGCAAGACAGTATCTACTACCAATGGCTGGGAGTGCCGAATGTGGAATATATGTTCGGAATATACTATTTCAATGAGGCTTTGGGAAAAACCGTCAACGGCTATCCCCTCAGCCTTTCCATGCCGTCGGCATACGTTGACCCGAACGGCTACGCATGCGGCGATGTCTACGACAGCAACGGCAAGTTTGACCTTTCTCTGCTGAAGAAAGTGCGCTCCCTCGTCGGCAACACGGTACTGATATACAACGACGGCACGGAAGATGTTGCGGTTACAGGAATGAGTAGCTACTTCGAAGATGTATGGCTATCCGCATCTTCTCAATCTTCTAATGCTAAAACATCTGTTGTCGTTCAGTCGGAAGATGAGACTTCGGCAAAAGTTCAGTCGTCAATATCTACTCAGGCAAGCGTCAGTACCTCGCCATCTCAGGGCGGTGCGGTTACGGATGCTACCAACGGACTTGAAAAGCCTACGACAAGCGGAACTATTAACCCTAATCAACGCTATGCAGGGCGCAGGCGCAACGAGGTTACGGTAACGCTGAAAGGCGGAAAGCATCAGTTTGTGAGCCTGTCATGCGTCTGTGAGGTTGGCTCTGGCGGATGGGAGAACATCTACTGGCTCGTGAACTACGGACAGGGATTCAATACTTAATTAGGAATTAGGAAAGAGGAATTAGGAATTATCCTACCCAACCTACAACACCTACACCCCTTACAACACCTACAAAACAATTAAAACATCAACAATATGCGAAAAATCAGAATCGGCAACGACATTCAAGTGTCGTGGGAAGTAAAGACAAACGGCGAAGCCGTAAGTCTTGAAGGCAGAACGCTGAAGCTATACGTCCGTTCCGCCTACCAGAAACAAGAGATAACGAACTTCACAATATCGGGATGCGTGATAACATTCCTCTACCCTGCATCCATGCAGAAGAGCACTGGCTCTCGTGCCGTAATCCTCAACGATGCCACAACAGGCTCTCCCGAGAAAACCATCTGTGCCGACCAAGCCTTTACGCTTGTCGCCCATTCCTGCGAGGAGACAGACGATGATGTGGACTTCGAGGACTTTATGGTTAGCTTAGAGAGCAACGTCCTTGTCGGCATCCCCGGCATGAGTGCCTACGACCTTTGGCTGCTCGACGGTAACAAGGGAACGCTCGAAGACTACTACGCATGGCTACGGAAGCCTGCATCCGACTTTGTGGATTCCGTATCTGAAGCGGAGAAACAGCGTGCCGAAGCCGAGGAAGCAAGAAAGAAAGCCGAGCTTGCAAGGGAGGAACAGAACGAGGAGTGCAAGCATCAGACCGAACGAGCCAAGAATCAAGCCGACCACCCGAATGTTATTGGCGAGGATGGCTACTGGATGAAGTGGGACGAAACCACAGGCGAGTATGTGAGGACTGAATATTACAGCAAGGGAACGGTGGATTATCCCACCTTTAATGTTGACGAAGCCGACATGACGCTGCAAGTGAGCATACAGGGCGGTGATGAGAACAGATTTTCCCTATCTGACGATGGGGAACTGACAATGAACGTTTAATTAAACTTATATACGTATATGGAAAAGAAAACAATCAATTTGGGACGTGTGGGATTTGCTCCCAAGGGCGCATATTCCCCCGAAGTTACCTACGGCAGGATGCACGTGGTAACCTACAAGAACACTACCTACTGGAGCAAACAGGAGGACAACCTTAACCATGAGCCGAACGGAGAAACGGAATGGTGGGGAGTGCTCGTTGACGGACAGGCGGCTTACAGCGGTGCTAACGACGCTGTCAAGGCAACGGAGAGGGCAAATACTGCCGCCGAGAAGGCTGATGCCGCTACGGAAAAGGCTAATTCCGCTACATCTAAAGCCGTTGCCGCTACCGACACGGTTAACGCTGCCGTTACCAATGCCAATGACGCTACCGCCAAGGCTAAGAAAGCCACAGAGGTATGCGAGGCTATTGTTCCTGTTGAAGATGCACGTGTCAAAGCGGAATCCTCACGTGTTGAAGCTGAGAGCAGTCGTGTTTCTGCCGAGCAGTCAAGAGCCGTTGCCGAGCAGTCAAGGGGCGAAGCCGAAAGTCAGCGCACTGCCGCCGAAGCCAAGCGCAACACCGATGAGCTATCACGTCAGTCTAACGAAACGGACAGGAAAGAAGCGGAAGCGGCAAGAGTCGAAGCCGAGCAAGGTCGTGTGGATGCCGAGAACCAACGTTCCGCATCAGAAGAAGCCCGTTCTACCGCTGAAAGTGGGCGAGTTACGGCTGAAAATGCCCGAGTTGCAGCCGAGAACTCACGTGTTTCCGCTGAACAGACAAGAGAGCAGAGCTTCACCGCCAAGGTCGGGGAAGTGGACACGGCTATCAAAAACTGCAACACAGCTACACAAGGAGCGGAGAAGGTTGATGCCGTTTTAGGCGATGATAAGATATTGACCATTACGAGCCGTGAGGGAGTAACCAAGAAACTTGATATATCTGCAAGCGAGAAAGCCGCTACTTCTGCTGCAAGTAAGGCAAACACGGCTGCTGATGCCGCAAACACGGCTGCAAGTAAGGCTGATACTTCGTCTACCGAAGTCAACAAGTACATGGATATTGTCAAACTCCCTGTCGTGGAAGTGGCGGCAAGCGGTGATGCGGTTGCTCTTGATGCCAATAAGGTATATGTCATTTCCGTGGGCGAAACGCTGACACTGACACTGAACGCTCCGACAGACACAAGCGTCTGCAACGAGTATCAAGGTAGTTTTGATACTGGCTCAACGGCTCCAAGTGTAACGTTCCCTGCTGATGTGTCGTGGGCTGAAACACCGAGCGTGGACGCTAATCAGCATATAGAGTTTAATATCAGATACACAGGCGGCAAGTACTACGGACTTATACAGACGTGGGATATAACGACGGAGGAATAGCGTATGAGGACGGACAGAAGAAGAGATTCGCTTAGCTTGTATGAGAAGCTAAGGTATATCAGTAAAACCAAAGGCAATAATGCGTATATAAACTTAGGGATAGATATGACTGCATCTAAAGAAATTGAGGTAAAGTCGGACTATCTCTTTGATTACATTCAGCTTATCGGCACATCTACATCCTTTAGGTTTTACCCACAGAAAGAG